CTTGGACCAGAAAGATGTAGAGCTAATGGTTATAGTGTTACTGAGATAAAAAGGGAATATGATAATCTTTTCAAAATTGGAGATGTTAGAAAAGCTATATATGAGAATTTTAACGAAGGAGAAGTTTATTCATTGAAATTTATAAAAGATAAGCTAAGAGAATTATACAAAAGCTTAGGATATTCAAAATCCCCAAAAGCAATTGACCTGAGTGAATATTTTGAAACGAAGCCTTGTCAAACTATGAAGAAAGGCGTTAGAGATTATTGTCTAAAGCTAATTAAAAGAAAGGAGTAGCATGATATATTTAATTGAAAGTGAAGGTAGAAACGAAACTTATTATAAGATTGGTTACACTAAGGATAGTAATTTTGAAAAAAGAATAGAATCTTACCTCCTACATAATCCGTTCTGTAAAGTATTATATATAATACCGGATGCAACAGAGGATCATGAGAAATTAATTCACGCTAAGTTTAACAAGTACTTAGTTAGCAATAGTTCTTCTTATGAAAGTGCAATCTTCAACCTACTACATATATTTAAGTTAGTGGATTGGGAGAAAGAAGTATTAGTTTGTGTTGGTTGGTAAAAATAATGAAGTATAAAATGAAGAAGAGAAAAAAGAAGATAAAGATAAAGATAAAGAAAAAGACAATTGAAGAGCCTAAGTACCAGTCAGAGGTGTCGAAAGAAGAGCACGGAAGACAGGGTAGAGTGAAGTTCTGGATAGGAGACTTTATAGATAATGAAAGTACTCCTGTAGAAACTAGGCAAGGAGATGAGGTAAAGATAGTCAACGTTATCGGAAGCATGGGGCTTGTTAGCGGAAATATATATGACAGTAGCTATCGTGAACGTCAAGAATGGACTAAAGATGGTGTATATCTGAGGGAGGATTGGATGGTTAGTGATGATCCATCTTTTGATTTATTCTTCTCTTCTACATACAAAAATCCAATTTCATCTAATATAAATTTACGTCCACATACGTATGACGGACTTTGTAATTTATATAGAATGTATATTGACAGACAAGGCGTGTTAAAGAAAGATACAAAAGAACCTTTCCGTATCATGCACATTACACAGTTGACCGGCGATTGTTATAGGTATAGTGTGACCCTTCGTAACTGTAGCAAGGATGAGTGGGTTACTGTATCTGAAAATGAATTACTTGAACAATATACTTGGCCTGATGGCAAGCCATGTGGTGTAAAACGTGGACGACAATAAATTAACAATTAATATAAAGATTATGGGTAAAAAATGTAGTAATTGTTCTCACGGACCGTATGATTCGTTATCAGCGTATTGTGATGAGTGTATGGATGATTCTAATACAGGATTTGGTGGATTCTATGACCATCGAGCTGGAAAATCGTTTTCTTCTTATGAGGAACAAAGGGAGTATTATCGTACACATAATGTAAGTGATGGCTGGGAGGATGACGATGATGAATTATAAATATTGTTAAGATTATGAAAAAGAGAATACAGTTTAATGCTAATAATTTCATTAGTAATGAGGAGACTCCGGTGGAAACATGGCACGGAGAAAAGGTTCTTATCTATAATACGAATCGTGTCTGTCATGATGATCGTTGTGTTTGTGGTGATATTGTATACGCTGCCTGTAGCCTTTTAAATACGTGGCTCAAGGATGGATGTTACTATGGAGACCGCTCGGATGATAAAGATCTTTTCTTCTCGGCAAAAAAAAGAAAACTCGTACTATGACTAACCGAGAACTTGCAAGGTGGCTAATGGAGAATCAGGAGGAACATAGAGAGTGGAAAAAGATCTTTGATGGAAAACCCGCTACGATTCATTCTGGGTGCTACGCTTATCTAGAGGGTTGTGAGGATAAAGAGTGTGATTCAGAAATTGTTATCCGATCTAATGGTGGAGAGTGCCTGAAGTAGAAGTGAAAGAAAAGCCTACAGTCAAACTAATACCACATAAGACGAGAGTTAAGGTAGAATTTGATGATGGTGGTTATAGGGCTCATACTACTCTTAAAATTCAAAGTATAAAAGAAGAAAAAGACGGTTCCCTCATAACTTTGGAAGGAGATGCGGACTTAAAGTTTTTCTTGTCTAAAGGGGAGAAGAAAGCTGAGGAATTTAGAAGAACGTTTGAAGTGGGAATTAATGAGGATAACGATAATGCAATAACGAAGACGACTTTTACGATATTAGATTAGGATTGTTATAGAAAGTAGAGAATGTCCAGTATATTCTCTACTTTATTTTTTATTTCCCTTAATAGTGTGTAAAACTTTAAAGATGAATATTATGGGTAAAATGAATAGTATGAATCCGTTCAATGATCCAGAATTCAAGAAGCAGTTGTTAGGAGAGGAGGGGGTTAGTGAGAGTAATAAGATAGAGGAACCTGAATTATTACAGACGGAGGATGTTTCGTTAGATTTGAAGGGGTTAATTTCAGGAGCTCCAACGTTACCGAAGACTGCGAAGAATTTAATTATGGATGCTTCTGCCCTAGCTAAGAATCAGAAGGAGCAGAAAGCGTTAGAGATGAGTAATGCTTTAAACAGTGTAATATCTAGTTATAACAAGGACTATGGCATGGATATTCAGATAGACTTTTCGAATCTTTCAAGGACTCTAGTTAATGTATCTGATCCGGAGACAAGAAAGGTATTGGAATTATATGTGTCAGAGATTTACAGATCAATGCGGCCAATTATGCTACTACATCTGATAAATAAGTTAGTCCTAGCGATTGATTATGCTACGCAACCGGAGAGAATGTTTGATAGTAATTCGTTTACTCCGGCTGATACGTTCTTAATTGTAGAGAAGTTGATGCAGTATATAGATCAGTTAAATGTTATATATCAGACTACAGCTGTGAAAGATTCCGATCAAGTATTAAAGAAGTTAGCTGAGAGTAAGAATAACAGTGCGATAGCTAGTGAGGAGAGTAAAGAGGCTGTTAATAATTTTCTAGCATTATTTAAGAAGGATAGTGGAATAGGAGAGTAAAAAAAGAGAGGGACTTAAGATCCTTCTCTTTCTTTTCTGTTTTTGTTATTTGTTCTATAAGCGGCTAAAGCTCCAACACTTAGAGGGATAGCTGCGACTTTAGATTTACCTTTAGCTCCATCATTCCAATTATCTCTAGTCCAGTTAATTGCTTTTGTATAACCTTTAGCCACTTTTCCGGTAATTCTTAGTTTTTCTAATTCTTTCTTTTCTTTCTTAATATTATCTATAGACTTATTATTCTCATCCACCAGTTTCTCTAAGTCCTTAATTACCAGTTTATTTTTCTCGGCACCATCTTTAGTATGTTTTTCGATAAGTTGTTTATAGTCTTTATCTACGATTGATCTTTGGTTTAGTTCTTTTTCCAGAGGTTCGATAAATTCTTTAGATCCTCTCAGAGTTGCCAATTTTTTATCTTTCAGTTTATTTTTCAGCTTAGCGAAGATATTAAAGCGTCCAGTCTCACTTTCTGGCTTAGTATTATAGATTTCGTTGACTGCTTTTTTCTTAAGTTTATCTTTTATAGAGTCATCAGGTCTAGAAATTCCGAAAGCCATATTCAGTTGTTTACTTAGACCTGAGTTACTATCTACAATATCAATACCTTTCATACCAGCCCCGACGACACCAGCAGAGATTATAGCGGATTTTGCGGGGTTCTTTTCTTTTTCGCCGAAGTATTTAAGTCTGAGTATTTTCATAGGTCACGTTATTTTTAAATTTCACCGAATCCATCAAAAACATCTACCGCTGGCCTAGTTCCTCTAAGATCGCAGATAATATGCCAAATAAAAGGACCGTATTGTTTATAAAGTTTAGTACCTACAATTGGTTTAACATAGATTTCGATATCCTTAGGGCCGTTTACTTCTACTTTAAAACATGAGATATCGTTATAATCATTTTCACGTAGAGTTTGTCCTTGTTGGTAATCGCGTTCGTATTCAAAAATTTTAGGGACGATAAAAGTTACTGGGTCTTTGAATAGTTTTAGTGCAGAATTTTCATCGACTTTTATATTACCTTTATTAACTACGTCATAATTTTCATCTACGAATGGGCAAGCTTCTATAAATTGTAGTCTAGCTTTTGGTGCATAGGGGTTATAGAAAGTAAAGTCAGAGTAAGTTTTTCTTTTTAATATAAATGTTCCCATAGTATTATTATCTTGTTACGGTTACTAATACTCTACCTTCGATTAACTTTCCGGCAGCTGTTATAATTCTTGCTGGTAGGTATCCTCCGTCCTGAGCGATACCTTCTATATTAAATACTTTAAAAGCTGGTACATCGATTGGTTCAAATTTATTGCTAAGATCCCAGTCAATAATGCTTCCACCCATTTTTGCCTTTACCGAAAAATCTGGATTGACGGTATACTTAGTTTGTTTTCCGATATACCTACTTTTATCAATGCACCAGTCAATTTTAAGTACGCCTAAGATCGGATTTACCTTTTCATCATAATTACCAGCTTTCTTATATTCTGGATCATTCTTAAAATATTCATCCATACCTGCTTTAATTGCGGAGAATATACTATAAGTTTTTCTTTTTAATATAAATGTTCCCATAATTTAAAATATACTTTCTATCATGCTCTGGAACTGTTTTTGGGATTGTTCTCTAGCAGATGTTGTTAATGAGCTTAATGCCTTGTAACTTTTTGTAAATCCTCCGGCAACTCCATTTTCCATATATTCGCTATACTTTCTGAGACAACTGAATACGCTACCGCAGACTGCATCAAATAGGTCTTTAGTTCCTGGCAAGCTTTTTTCTGTTCTATTAGCGTAATCAAATTCAGTGCAGCTAGAAGTTTGAGGGTGATCTAATTTCATATGTTCGTTATTTTTTCCGTTAGTCACTATTCTTATTTCGCTACACTCTCTAAGGAGGATATTATTATAAGGCAGTTCGATTCTTTCTGTATTTACTATATTCTTAAAAGCTACGCCGGCATCCATAGTTTTATCTATAGAAATTGCCTTATACTCTATACCATCTCTCTCGCAGCTTTGAAATATACCAGCCGAAGCGAAGGAGTCAGCACTAAAAGTAACATAGTATCCGTTTCCGATTAGGTCTTTCAGGAATTGGTATAGGTGGTCAAGAGATGTAGATTGTCCTTCTCTACGGCCGACAACAAAACAAAGCGGAATACAGAATTTAGGATAGCTTGCATTTCCGTTAGGGTCTTGTTCTTCTCCGGCGTAATAACATAGTGAAACTCCAGTCTTATCTTTTTGCAAACCGATATCATAGTGAACAAATAGGTTAGTACTTTTCGGAACTTTATATAGCATTTGTTCAACCTTAGAGTATATATTATCGGTCTTGTCATAAAAGTCTACAATAATTTCTTCAGGGGCATAGTTTCTAATTTTCGAGCAATTTATGAGATGACTAAGATTACCTCCGAAGAATAAAGAATTACCGCTATAAGGAATTCCAGCCAAGTCTTGTAAACTACGAACAGGGTCAGAAGCGAAACGGAGTCTAGTTTGTTTATCATCCGGTACGTGAATTACTCTGTCGAGGTCTATATTAGCTTTTACCAAGTCTTCCCCAGGTTTAATCATTCTAGGGAGCTGTTTACTATCGCCAATAAAGAAATCAAATGTCTTACCCTTAGCTTCCGCATATAGTTCAGGTCTTACTTCCCAATGAGCCGGAGATATTCTAAAAAGTTCATCCTCAGGTACTCTTTCTTCAAATTCTTGTGTAGCACCGTGATCAGAATCCTTAGCAGAAGAGTCAGCAATAACCATACCGAAATGATGTCTCTTATCTTTAAAACGGGATTCATAACGTATAAGTACTTCTCCGATCTTAGATATAGCATCCCCCGGTTTCCAGAATCCTACCTCAGAGAGTACCGAAAATACAAGCTGAGTACCGATAACCGAACCTGTACTTTGTGGACCTGAAGCGATAAGACGGATAGGAGGGTTATTATATAGGTTTTTGAAGTAAGGGCTAGATTCGAAAACTTCCTTATAAGATCTTACAAAGTCTCTATCCGCTGTATCTGCCGAAGCGTGAAAGAAGCCGAATGCTATTTTACTAGACTTTGCCAAACCTAGAGAAGCGTAAACGTCACTACAACAATCTAAGCGGTGGTAAATATATAGTCCGATCATCTTAGAAATAAAAGACTTACCGGAACCGATACACCCTGTGAAAGATATGTAAGGAGTTTTTGTTGTCACTGGGTTTGGAAAGATCTGAGGAAATTTATCTAGCCAAAATTTAAATATTCTACTACCATTGCCTGTCTCTTGTCCTAGAAAGTAGTCATCAAATAAGAAAGTTTTGAAGTCTACTGGTACGTGATTCATTCCTAACAACTTACATGTCACCATTAACTTTTCCTCTTCAGTTAATTTAGAGTATGCTTGTTCGATAGGAGATATAGAAGATAAATCTACAGGCAAAGTAGGGTCTGTGTGATTTATAAATTTTTCCATAATTTTCTTTTTATATAAGGTGAGCGTCTTAATAATGATAATAAATAACTAATAAAGGTATGATATTTGTATTAAAACAAGGAAATTACATTTACTTGACTAATAAAAAGAGAAACTTAGATTCGAGCAATTATCAAGAGTCTGAGTTACTAATGACATTGAGGTGGAGTTCTCATGATATTTCGGTATTAGAAGACTGCCTCAGGCCTTGGATCAGTTTCTCAGGGGATGTAGTCAGGTATAAGTATTGTAGAGAGGTAATGGAGGTAATAGAGTCTCATCCAAAGGTACCTACTAAATTATATTACGCCTACAAGCAAGATATTCAGGAAGTAGTAAGTGAGGTAGAAGAGTGTATAGAGATGTTAAAGAAATTTGAGATCTTAGATAGGACAACAGAATTAAAGATAGATCTAGAATGGTTACAAAGTCAGGTTGTATATAAGTGTGACATCTTAAATCTTATCTATCAAACACTTCCGGAAAATGTTGTAGATTATGTTGAGAAGTTCTTGAGTCTGAAAAAGAATGAGAAAGACTTAGTTTTAGAATTTTATAATAAGTCGTCAAAGCAGGAAAAACTAGAACATCTCAGAAATTTAGTACTAGTAGATATTGATAGAGTTCTTCCTTTTATTCCTCAGTGGTACAAAGTAAATTTAAGGCTTTTCGGAATAGATGTACAGCCTGGATTTGATAGATTTAAGTTTTCAGAGTCTCCGGAGTATAAAGATGATTAGAGGCTAGATGGAAATTCTGTAGTCTTAGATAATCAGGATTTTTACATCCGTCGAGAGGTTTACAAGATTTTTAATATAGATGAAGTATGGAAAGGAAAAGATATAAAGGCGAAGTTTGGAGAAATCTATGAGAAACTACAAACACCGAAGAGCAGCCGAGTACATGATATCTTTAATTACTTTGAGACAGCTATTACGAGAAATGGTTATAGGCTGCTCTCTAGAAAAGTCATTTAATCCCAGAACCCCTCTTTCTCTTATAATTGGTAAAATAGTTAATTCTTTAAGAGATGAGAAATGTAACGTTTTTAAAGGACTTGTTATTAGCGTACAGTCCTAGTGGTTATGAGAAAGAGGCTATGAAAGTATGGGAGAAATCTTTTAGCGAGCCTCACATTGATCAAAAATACAGTGATAACATCGGAAACGTAGGATTCAAGTTAGGTCTAGGTAAAACTAAGATCATGATTTCTGCACATATCGATGAAATTGCTATGATGGTGAGTCATATTGAAGAGGACGGTATGATAGTTCTACAAAATCTGGCAGGAATTGATAAAAAAGTTCTACCAGGTGCACAGCTTAGAGTTTTGACGGATGACGGTGATTGGATTCCGGGAATTATTCACAAGGCACCTATTCACATTGACGGAAGAGGAAAGGATAGTGATACCGTCGTAAAGATTGAGAACTTACGTATGGATATCGGAGCCGGAAAGAAAGAAGAGGTGGAAGATGATTATAAGGTTCACATCGGAAGTCTTGTAGTATTCGAACGTAATGTGATACCTGAGTTCGGAAAGAATAAGATTGTCGGAAATGCATTGGATGACAAGATTGGAGTGTATGTAGTTAGAGGTGTATGTGAATATCTTCTAGACTCGTATGACACCTGGAAAGATCGTTATTCTATCTACTTCGTTGCCTGTACACAAGAGGAATCAGGTTTACGAGGAGCAACGGTAGCAGCACATAATATTAATCCGGATGTAAGTATTGATATTGACGTTACCTTTGCTACAGACGGCGGATTAGTAAGTAAAGTTAAGTATGGAGATATTAAACTTGGTGCTGGTCCAGTTATTGAGTATGGTCAGGATAAGTCACGTAGAATTGCAAATATCATGACCAATGTTGCAAATCTACATAATCTTAAGTTCCAGAGAGGTGTGGCTAGATGTGGTGGAACTAATACTGACGCGATCCAGCTAAATTCTAGAGATTGTGAAACTATGCTTGTATCAATACCGAACCTTAGTATGCACACTCAGAATGAAACATGTGACTGGAGAGATGTAGAGGACGCTATTAAGATCATTGGTGAAACTATTCTAGATCTTGAGTAAAAATAAAGGAGAAGAGAGGGCTAAAGCTTTCTCTTTTCTTTTTTCCACCTTCTTTTTCATACAATTAATTCACTAGTTCTAATACTTGAAAAGAGAAAGATTATGATAATTTTGAGAAAAAAGATCTTTGCAGTTTCTGAGATAAAGCTTAATGATTTGCCGAAAGGTAGACCACTAAGATTTAAAGGAAAAGAAGAAGAAACCGAAACTTGCGAAGATGACAGAGATACTTGTTTTTCATAAATTGTTTAAAATTGTTTGTTAATTGTTATTTTTCTAAGTAAGTCTAGTTCGTGAGAATCAGGCTTACTTTTTAAGTATTCTTTTTTTCATTTTTCATAATATTTATTTATTAATTTAACCTTCTTGATGATCGGGAGATTGTTGAGAAGGTGGCTTTTTCTTATATATAGAGAAAGAATTAATATATTATGATCACTAAGAATTTATTTGAGAAAAGTTTATTAGGAGGAATTTGTCTAGGGCTTTGTCTCTTAGGTAGTACTTTAGTAGAGTTCAGGTTTTTACAAGGGCTCATAGTTTCTTTAGGATTTCTTGGAGCTATGGAGTCAGGGTTTCCAATTATTACAGAGAAGTTTGGAGATGCTAGAGTAATGACAACTTTTATGGGATATCCTTCACCAAACGTTCTAATATTCAACCTACTGATAAAGAAAGTATTTCCAGGGAACTTGCTAGGAATATTATTATCAATTGTCATAGGAAGATATGTATTAGGTATCTCTGAGGTTGAATTTAAGATAGAAGATAGTAGTTGGTGGGAGATCTTTATATCATCAATACTTGCAGGTATACTTACAAATTTTGGAACCAGCAATTATTATAAGAAGAAAGTGAAGTGGTTAGTTATAGTATCAATTACCCTAACTACAACTCTTAATCTTAATCACACTTTAATAGATTTTGGAAAAGTATTACTCAGTGAAGATGTTAGGTTGTGGATATTATTAAAGCTTACGTTAATATCACTTTGTGGCAATTTTATAGGATCTAGATTTCGAACACTAATAACTAATGATGAAGATGAGAAAGATAATTAATTACGCACAGCTAGTTGTATTTACTTCTATAGCTCTGTATGTAGTATTGTTTAAACTAGTCTGTTATTCTTTTAAAAAATTACGAAAATGATTGAGAAATTCGTTAAATATGTTGTATCATTAGTATTGTTGTTTGTTACGCTATTTGAGGCACAAAGTAAGGAGAAAGATTTATATTACTGCTTCTTAACTAATTCTTCTCCAGTGCCGGTTAGAGATTCGTTGATTATTGATGCAGTTACTAAGGATTACTTTGCATGGAAAGATGTAGGTATAGACGATGCTTACTTTGTTCAACTTCATTACGTAGATAGAAAGTTAGAAGAATTATACTACATTACACTATCCAAAAGTTTAATCCGAGAGCTGACTGGGGATTTTATATATCTAGGTAGTAAACACAATAAAAAAGCTAGAGTTGATTATTATATTGGCTCTTATTTATCGCTAGAAGTATGGAATTTTGAGAAACAAGCGACTGAATTAAGATATAAGTTAAAAAAGATAAATAAAAAAAAGAGAGGGACTTAGAATCCTTCTCTTATTTTTCTCACTATGATACAGAATCCAGTTTACGCAAAGTTCTTACCAGTGATTCTATATCTTTCTCAGCAATTCTCGGAACGAATAATTTTCTATGTAGGTTGTAAGAATAGATATCAATGTACAAATTATCTCCTTCCTTAACTATCTTAATTCCATTCTTATCTAGGAAAACTTCTCTCACCTGTCTTTTCTTTTCAGATACTGGATTACTAATTTCCTCTAATCTTCTACTTAATTTATCATTTTTCCCTAGAACTGTTAAAATTGCTACTATAATGATAAATGAGATTGTAACTAATACTGTCATAGGCTTTAAATTTTAATTACACAGATATAAGAGAGTTGTTCTTAAATCCCGAAAATACCTTATACATGAAATTAGTAAATATGGAATATGGAAAATTTTGATTATTACAACACAGGTGGAATTGAGTGTATAGATGCAATGGAAGCTGCTTATGGAACCGAGGCTGTATATTGGTTCTGTAGATGTGTAGCTTTTAAATATAATTGGAGAGCCGGATTAAAGAAAAGTACTGCAGACTTAAAAGTAGATCATCCAGGTTACTATAATAGCGGCAGCATTGAATGTATAGATGCAATGGAGGCTGCTTATGGTACTAAGGCTGTATATTGGTTCTGTAGATGTAACTCTTTCAAATATAACTGGAGAGCTGGAGAACGATTAAATATGGCAAGTTTAGAACTAGATTTAGGAAAGGCAATCTGGTATCAAGAAAAAGCTGTAGAATTATCTAAGAAACTAGGCAATAATGATGAAATTCTAGGCTCAGAGATGAAAAAAGCGGCATGGTATCAAGAAAAAGCCATCGAATTATCTAGAAAACTGGAAAATTTTCAAAACGGCTGAAAATCTTATATATGAATAAAAAATATAAACAATAAACTTTTAATTAATAATCCTATGGAAGGAAAGAAAATCGCAGCATACGTTGCAGGGGCAGTAGTATGCGTAGCAGCTGGAATGGCTGCAGAACATTACGGAAACGTAATCACGAAGACACAGAACTTCTTTAAGAAGGGCTGTAAAGAGGGGGAGGTAGCTTCTCCAGTACAGGCTCAAGCTCAGATGCAGAATCAGGGGCCTGTAGCAAAGCCTATGCAGAATCAACAGCAGAAGGCTTAAGTTGATCATGTGTGTGTAATAAATCATTCGGTCCGTCAGGGAATCTACGTGGACAGATTTATTACATGCACGTTTTTTTATTTTCAAGATAATAACAAAAAAATATAAACAATTATTATGGATAACAAAAATTTTGAAAAGAAGTGGAAGATCGGAGACGCAGCTAATAGTACTGGTCTAAAGATCGTTAAAGCATCTGTTATTTTTGCAGGTGTTGGGGCTGTCATTGCTATTGCAGGGGCAGCAGTGAAGGATAATGCAATTTCTCAGGCAAGAAAGCAGTTGTTAGAGGAATCTGCAAAAGTGTTGAACAATAACAACAATAACAAATAAAAAACATAAACAATGGATAACAAAGGATTAAATGACGCTTTGATGAATCAGCGTCGAGTGAGAGATTTGTCATCAGGTTCGTCTAACATGGATAGAACATTGTTGGCAATCGGAACTGCTGCATCTGCGGTGGGAGTGTTAGGTGTAGTACTTCTAAGTATCTCAGGTGCAGTAAAAGACCTAAAGAAAATGGAGACGGATACAAGAAATCCGTTTGCTCCAGAAGAGATTGCAACTAATCGTCGTTACAATGATAAAAACAAGAGAAGATGATTAGCTTAGTTATCGGTTCTGCTTTAGTGGCTTATTTAGGAGCTAGGGAGTGGAACAAATCAAAGAAACTATCAATGCCTATCCCTGATATTACAGGTAAAGGTGGAGATGAGAGAAAGGAATCTAGTAACTCTATTAAGGATGTAGATCTAGTAGAGTTTTTGAAAGATGTAGATTCCGGAAAGTACGTTATTCCTGAACTGATCGAGACAGAAGATTGGTTTAGGTGTGAAACTCATAAGATTTCAGTCGTAAAGAATGAAGGGAATGGTGTAGCAGTGTGTCTACATCTCCCTAACTACGTGGAATCAAGTGAGAAAAGAAAGATTGCAGACTATATGCGATCTTTAAGTGATTGGAGGAGAAGCTTGCCATTTGCTGGAAGCAGAGAGGTAGAGCTTCAAGTAACTTTCAACGCAGAGGATGAAGATGGAGAGGAAACAACCTATATCCAAGTAGTCCCTGCAGAGATTACTGAAAGATTTGCAGACGATAGAGACCCTAGTGGTGCTAATCGTATGTATGAATCGATGGTCCGTACTTATAGTAAAGATCACAAAGAGGCTGAAAAGGCTATAAGTGATTTCATAGGTGCGGATGCAGAACTAAAATACATAGAGCTAGTTGTCAAAGTGTCTTTCAGAGACATCGACAATGAAACTCTGTATAGAATTCTGAAGACTCCGTTGGAGATCTTTGACAGAGATGGAAATGGATTGGGTACTGAGAATATCCTATTCTGTTCATCCCTTGGGTCATTCTATGATCTAATTGAAGACGAGAACGGAAATGTCACTGTACAGGATTATTTAATGACGTATTATAGTGAGTGATTAGGAACAAAAATAGAGAAGAGATTTTTACATCTCTCCTCTATTTTTTTATTCACCTTCCTTTTCCTTCTCAGTTCCTCCACCAATCCAAGATATAATAAGGAACTTTTGATTTTCCAATTCCTCAAACTCTTCGAAGAAACAGATGAAACCTCTTTGCTTGAAATGCTCTCTAACTTTCTCAAAGATGTCCACTTTATTTACTGGAACCTTTATTATGAGAGTTGAATCTCTATCTATATCAGGTCCACCAATTCTAGTCTTGTATAGAATTAGTTTTTCAGTTATTAGGATCTCCTTCTTAACTGCATCTTCGATACTTACATGGTTATACCTAGTTAGATTCCAAGCCTGTTCCGCACCAAGGTCTCCGGAATCATACCCACCTTCTAAGTCTGCGGTTAAAGCTTTCCATAATTTTTTTAAGTAATTTGCCATAATACATTTGTTTTTATTTTCAATTATAAGGGGACTAACCTTTACTAAACCGGTCTTTTCCTTATACATGTAAAAACAATCAAATAACAAATAATATGAGAAACAACGATTTTGAAAAGTGGGTTTGTAGTAATAGACCTGGGTTGATTTCGACAACTAGAAGTGTAATGAGCCAGACTCCGGTAATGCATCAAACACCAAGCATTATAGAGGAGCATGAGATGAGAGCTACACAGATGGATGTATTTTCTCGTCTAATGGCTGATCGAATTATCTATTTTGCGTCAGAGGTTACAGATGAGACTTGTAGTGTTGTGAACGCTCAGTTGTTGTATCTTACGTCAGTGGATCCAGATTCTAAGATTACGATTTACATTGACAGTCCTGGAGGCTCATGTAGTTCAGGTCTTGGTTTGATAGAGACTATAGGTTTTATCCAGCCAAAGGTAGAAACTATTAACATGGGTCTAGCAGCTTCAATGGGATCTCTTCTTTTGATGGCTGGAAGTAAGGGTATGCGACGTTCTCTTCCTGGATCTAGGGTACTTATTCATCAACCTAGTGGAGGAGCTAAAGGTACTGCAGATGAAGTTATGGTAGAGGCTCAAGAGTTGATGAAGTACAAAAAAGAGCTATTCGAGTTTATCTCTGCGAGAACTGGACAGCCTTACGAGAAGATAGTTGCAGACGCTAAGAATGATTTCTGGTTGACTGCACAAGAGGCTCTAGACTATGGCTGTATTGATGAGATAATAAAAATAGATTGGACGAAAAAGTAATTATTAACAAGTAGTCTATCTAATTAATTTTCAACACATAAACTCTATTAGTAGTGATACTTGTAGAGTTTTCTTTTTTTTCTCTTTTAATACAGAATCCACTTTTAAAAACGCCTAACTTTCTTATATATGGATAATCGGTCAGGCATATTCCTTAATGTGCCCCATACTGCTCTGGTCACAGTACGTAGCAGCTCCGTTTACCTGTCCCGTCTATTCTAATACTTCT